TTATGATGAGTTGCCCATTCTGTAGGGAGACTATTACTGTTTCTGACGTGGACAAGAAAGTGGTTAACTAGGGAGAAAGATATGGCAGACGGTATTGTTTATAAGGATTTTATTACAGGTGAACCGATTAAAGAAGAGAAGATGACTAAGGTCGATCTGTCTATTTCTCCTGATGGCGTTGAAGTCCCGAGAGTGGAATATGTTGAACACCAAGATCGTTTAGAACTTGTTAATGCTCTGTTAGGTGGAACTAAGGCTATGAAGGACGCCGGGGAGAAGTTTCTTCCACAAGAACCTAAGGAGAGTGATGAACTTTATCAACAGAGACTCAAACGGTCCTATCTTTTTAATGCCTTCGGCAGAACTATCTCCTATTTGGGTGGACAAGTATTTGCTCAACCGGTTAAACTGCTACCGGACACCCCTTCAGAGATGCAGAGTACTGCTACAAAAGACGGTTATGAAGAGGACATAGATTTAAAGGGTAATAATCTAGACGCCTTTCTTAAACCTGTTTTTGAGAGAGGGATTGCTGATGGAGTTACATGCGTACTCGTAGACTATCCTCCTACTACAACTACTGGCGTCGTTTCAATAGCAGACGAGAAAAAGGTTGGCTTAAGACCTTATTGGGTACATGTTCCATCGTCTGCCATTATAGGTTGGCGCACAACACTAGTAAATGGCAAAACAGTTTTCACTCAATTACGTATCAAAGAAATTGAAGAGGTAGATGATGGTCAATACGGTGTTAAAAGAGTCAATAGAATCAGGGTGTTAGAACCTGGACGATGGTTTCTCTTTGAACAACGAGTGAATGAAAGCACTAATCAGAACGAATGGGTTCGAATAGGATCAGCCGAGACTACCCTTGATGTCATTCCTTTGGCTGTTTTTATGCCCGGTAGAAAGATTTCTGACTTAACTGCAATGCCACCTTTGGAAGATTTAGCCTATATGAATTTGGCACATTGGCAAAGTAATAGTGACCAAATGAATATTCTACATTTCACCCGTCTTCCTATTCTGTTCGGCCGTAAGCTCACGGACGCAGATAAAATAGAGAAAATCGAACTTGGCCCAAACAGAATGATTCATTCCGATCATATCGAAGGTGATATGAAGTACGTAGAACATACAGGGAGTTCGGTTGGAGAGGGTCGTATTCATCTGATCGACTTGGAAACTAAAATGGCTATGTGGGGCCTTCAGTTATTGATGCCAAAAACGGGGACTATAACTGCTACTGAAAAAGCACTAGCTTCTGGTGAAAGTGATAGTACTCTAAAGTCTTGGGCTTTACTTTACAAAGACTTCATTGAACAGTGCTTGTTTTATACCGCTATGTATTTAGGCAAGGATTCAGGTGGAACTGCAGAACTGAACACTCAGTTTAGATGGATGCAAACACTTGATGCCGAAGTTCTGTTGCGGGCTGTTCAATTTAAGGTCCTCCCTAGTCAGTTGGTTTTTGAGGAGTTACAGAGACGGGCGATCGTTAGTGATCAATATGACTATGCTGATCTTCAGCGTATGTTTGAAGATGAGAACAGAGGTGATACTTTCACACAGAGTAGCTTTGGTAACATCGCTCAACAAATACTAGGTGGTCCACAAAGTTCTACTAGTGTGACTCCCAGTAGGACGTCTGTCACTACTACCCCCTATGGATTTAAGAGGGGAACTGGGAGAAAAGGTGGAGTATAAGAAGTGAGTGAAGAACAAGAACTAAACTTGGGAGGTTCCCATAATCTGACTGGACTTGAGGGGTTACTCAAGCATTATGTGAAACCTTCTATGAGAATAGTGGAAGTCGGTTCTTGGAAGGGGTTTTCAACTAGTGTTATCCTTAAGTGTATAGCAGAACTAGAAGATACTCATTTGTTCTGTGTAGACCACTGGTTGGGTAGTAAAGGAACCAAACAAGAAGAAAAAGTGGTTTCGAGTGGGGATACTATCTATCCTGCTTTTCTACACAACATGTTCCGTTTAGGTTATATTACACGAATCACACCGATTAGACTACCGTCTGTACAGGCAGCAACTCTGTTTCCCGATGAGTATATAGATTTCCTGTTTTTAGACGCTGATCACACATATAACCCAGTTAAAAAGGATATTGAAGCATGGTGGCCTAAGCTTAAGGCCGGTGGAATTTTCTGTGGGCACGATATGGAGTGTCTATATAAAGACCTTAGGGAAGATCTAAAACATCCGAAATATTTAGAGATCGACTGTGTGGATGGTATGCACGTAGGTGTCATCAAAGCAGTAAGTGAATTATTCCCATATGTTACACTAAGTCCAGGGAATGTTTGGAGTGTCCAAAAGACCGGTTAGTCGGTTAAGGAGAGATACTAATGAATCAGAAAAAATGTGGTGGAAAAAAGAAAGGTAAGGGGAAATAGAAGTATGCATTGTCACGTTCATACTCATTGTTGTAACCATATTTTAGTCCATTGTGCAATTTGTGATGTTGTCTATTGTTCAGTCTGTGGAAAAGAGTGGAAGCAGTTTCAATATCACTACACTTGGTATCCACAATGGACTTGGACTACAGGTGGTAATACCTACACCACTGGAACTGATCGAACAGAAAAGTGTTGTAATCATAAATGATTTTTAGCTCTTCCCTCACCTCCTTTCCTGGGTACGCCTGGAGCCCAGCGTAAGCGGTTCTCTGCCCGTGGTTTCCTCCTTTTCCACGGGTCAATGTCGCGAGGGAAGCCTTGTCCGTGATGTGACCAAGAAACCGAACCGGCGTGTGCCCCTACGAGAGTGGGGCACTACTAGAGTGTATAGGAGAACAAAATGTCTACTTCGTTAACAACGTTATATGAAATCCCAATTACGTCAGCGACACCGGGTACTCTTGATTTATCGGAGTATACACATAGATATGACATGACGTTAGTATCTGTGAATTCGGCTGCTACGCAAACGATAATTCTACCACCGGCAGCTACTGCGGTGGATAAAGATATTACAATCGCTAAGTTGGGTGCTGGACGTGTAGCAGTTACGGTTAAAACGACTGATTATATTGCATCATCTTCTACAGGTGGGAGTCTCTACAACGATGCTTCTGGGGAAACCTTTGCCACTGTAACTGTTCGTCCAATCCCGTCTGCTAATAAGTGGTTTATTCTAGGTGCTCATGGCACTTGGAAAGTTTAGGGGGGATGAACAATGACTGATACCTTTTATTTTGGAACTTCAACAGCTACGTTGACTAACTACACATTAGCTTCACTCACTATAGGATCGGGTGATGTGTTAACACAAGTCCGTAAGGGCATTGTGTCCTTAAGTGCAGGAACCATTGCTGCTCAGTCTTGTTCTGATGTTAGTTTTTCAGTAGCCACTATTTTTGCAGGTTCAACCATTGTTGTTTGTGGAGATGCCTCTGCTCTAGGGGCTAGTATCTCTATAGGTGGGGCTTGGTATATTGGGACACTCAAGGCAAATGTACGATTTTTAAATTCTACAAGTGCTACTGCCTATGGGTCTGCGGGTAGCTTTACATTTTTAGTTGTTAGTTAATGCCTACTACTATAACCAGACCGAGTTTTATCCATGGTAGCCAAGAAGATGTAGATGCCTTGGTTTGGGCTGTGGAAACAGTTATTAACAAATGTACTCATGATATCAAGTGCGTTGAAGTGGGAACTTACGTAGGTGGATCTGCTGTTGTTATTGGTTCACTACTCACCGGTAAAGGACGACTATATTGTATAGATGAGAGAAAACAACCGAGTCTAGTGACCAATCTTGAGTCCTACAGAGTAACTGAGACCGTTGAGTTTATTCATAACTCTTCTGTCAAGGCGTCCAAGGGGTTCGAAGACGAGTCTCTAGATTTCATTTATATTGATGCCGATCATCATTATAGTGGTGTCTATTCAGATGTCAAGCATTGGTGGCCTAAAATGAAGTCGGGTGCGATGGTCTGTGGGCATGACTGTCAGGTGCTGTATAGAGACCTGTCTGATGCACAGCGTGACAAAATAGTTAGTAGTAAAGGGACGTTTAAGGTACCCTATGACCATCTACTTCCAGACTTGGCTTTTGAGTGTAAGTGGTGGGATTTTCCAAATATCCATCCAGGTATCATCTTGGCTGTTTGGGATATGTTCGGTGAGGCTGCAAACCTTGTCAAACTAGGGTCTTCTATTTGGTACATAGTTAAAGAGCGACCTTTTGTAGTGATTCCATAATGCCTTTAACTAACGATGAAACACTGGCCTTAATACAACTTGCTCGTTCTGTAGAATGGCAGTATAGGTTAGACCAATACACCGACGAGTCCTTAAAAGTTTTGTTGGACTCGGTTAAAAGAGCAGAAAAAGAGGTGTTTACCGGTATTGCTGACTATGCTTCTTCTCTGCCTAGTTGGGTAGAGGAGCAGTCGTTGGCTTTGTTAGATTATTTTAGTGATCTAACTGTAGGAATAAGGAGTGTGATAGAAGGAGGGATAACCGAGCTGGCTTCAGAGGCAGGAGCGTCTGCCTTTGTAACTCACAACGATATTTTGTCGTTTGGAGGACGAATTAGCAATTTTAATCCAGTCACAGTAACTGCTGAAGAACTGCAAGGTTTCCTTACCGGAGTTCCGGTTGGGGGACGTCTTTTGGCTAGCTGGATAGATTCTTCTTACGCTAGCATGGCCGAGGACATCAGAACGAGTATTTTAACCGGTCGTTTACAAGGACAAGACTATCCAACGTTGGCCAGAAGGTTGATGGAAGGTTTTGGTTTTACTCGTAACATAGCTAGCAATATAACTAGAACTTACGTACAATCAGTTAACTCTTTTGCTCAAGAGAGCATCTACAATAGAAATAAGGATATTATTAATAGGGTTAGATGGTCAGCTATTCTAGAACCTGGTTATAAAACATCTGGAAGGGGTACTTGTCTGCGATGTGCTGCGTTGGATGGTCAGGAATTTCCGTTAGATAACCATCCTGAAGTGCCATTACACATAAATTGCCGCTGTAGTCTACAGCCAGTACTGGCCCCTTGGAGATCACTGGGTGTTGATATGACCGATATTAGGAATGAGTATCGACTATACATACAAACTCCAGACCAACCAGTTGGAGAATTAGGAGGTAGGACAATTGTAGAATCTGGCTTACATGAAGGAGATTATGAAAGTTGGTTTAAACAACAGAATACCACGTTTAAAAGAAATCTACTAGGGACGAATAGATTCGATCTATTTACCTCCGGTAAAATCAGATTCAAGGATTTTATAGATGACGCAGGACGTCTGAAAACATTAAAGGAATTAGGAGTATGAAGTTAGGACATAGGACACTACATTATAAGGTTGCCGATCCGATCAGGATCGTTGCCGTAGGAGATTTACACGTAGGAAGTAGTACTTTTTCACGAAGACGATTTAAGAGATTTATGGAGACCCAGTCAGCACTACCCCAAACACACTTCGTTATTATGGGTGATGTGTTTGACGCTCTAGTGGTTAGTGACAGTAAAAGATTTAGATTGTCTAATATAGACTCAAATTACTTTAATTGTGATAACCCAGATCGTTTTCTGGATATGCAGATAGATGATGCTGTTGAACTCTTTACCCCCTACACATCACAGCTTTTAGGCATTATGCGAGGGAACCATGAAGATCAAATCCTGAAGCGATATAACACCGATATGACTTGGCAGTTATGTGACCGTTTAGGAAATAAGGACTTGGATTTAGGCTATAGTGCGTTATTGTATCTGAGATTGAAGTATAATAGTCCAAATCCCTCTACTAAACCATCGGGCCGTGCCATTCGCATGTTCTTGCACCACGGTTATGGTGGAGGTTCTAGAACTGAAGGAGGTGCCATAACTACTTATTCTCGCTTTATTACTTATTATGACGCTGACATCTATTTAGTAGGACACTCACATCAACAATGGTCTAAAAAAATCGCTAGAGTGGGGATTAACAGAAAAGGTGATTGGGAAGATAGAACAGTCATCCTCGCGAACACTGGCACTTTTAAGAAATCGTTGACCGAAGGTGTAGCTCCTACTTGGGAAGAAACGATGGGTTTTAATCCTCGTTTACTTGGTGGTACGGTCGTAGAAGTTAAAATAAATAGGAACAATACATATCCAGAACTATCTGTGAGTGACATTTAAAAAACCGTTTTTTTCTTTGTGTTGGATAAATACTGAATTATCTTAGATAATAGAAAAAACAAGAATGTCTTTGACATTCTAAATACACAGCGAGATGCTGTTTAAACGGAGAGATTCCACTGTATGGCTGATAAAATTGAAAAAAAAGAAAAAGAAATTAAGTTAACACTGAAGAGAGACGAAGAAGACAACTTGGTGTTGTCCGAAACTGGATTTCCCATCTATGTAGATCAGGATGGAGAAGACAGAGTCTATGACGTCGAGAAACTACTCAAAGACAAACAGGCTGCTAACAACGAAAGTGCTGGTCGGAGAAAGAGAATCGAAGAACTTGAGAATCAACTCAATGAACTTCAAGAAACATACAAAGATCTCGACGTCGATGAAGCTAGAAAAGCCATTGAAAAGTTACAAAACATCGACCAACAGCAGCTTATGGACACCGGCGGAGTGGAAAGTCTAAAAAGAGAAATGCGTGAAGCATTCGAGTTAGACAAAAAGAAAATTGGTGAGGAATGGGAAAAGAAAGTATCCGAAAGTTCCCTTGCCTTAGACATTAAAACCAGACAGATCAGGGATTTGCTAGTTAGAAATGCCTTTGTTTCGTCTGAGTTTCTGCGGGAGAAGACGTTGTTAGTTCCTGAAATGGCGTACTCTCATCTCGGAAACTACTTTGAAGTACAAGAGATTAACGGTGTACCCACTGCGGTCGGTAAAATGGATGGTGATCTCATTTATTCCAAGAGAAACCCTGGTGAACTCGCGGATACTGAGGAAGCCATTGAACGTATCATCGACAGACTTCCTTTTAAGGAAAGGATTCTTAGGGGGAACGTACAGGCCGGTTCAGGAATTTTCAACCCTGATCAGGGAGCTTCCGAACAACCTGACGTGTTAGCAAGAGTATTGTACCCATCTATGAAAAAATAAAAAAATCTACTCATGAGGTAAAAAAAATATGGCTCTTTTGACTGCAACTAGAATGACGCTGATTGACCTCGCCAAACGGTCTAAAGACGGTGCCATCCTTGCGATTGCCGAAGTGCTGAACAAGGTAAACACCATTCTGGACGATGCGATTTGGGTCCGTGCAAACGGGGAAACTCAGCACATTACCGCCAAACGGCTTACCGTTCCTACTGGAACTTGGCGGAAAATTAATACTGGCGTTTCGCTGGAAAAATCCACCACTCAACAGATCGTTGAAGGTATCGGTATGCTGGAAGCTTATTCCCATGTTGATATCGCGCTGGTGGATGTGGCTCCTGATAAGGCCGCCTTCCGGCTGTCTGAAGACTTAGCCTTCGTTGAAGGTATGTCTCAGACCTTGGCTTCTACTATTATTTATGGTTCTACCTCCGGTGCTCCAGAGAAGTTCAATGGATTCGCCACTCGGTATTCAACTCTTACCACAGCTGGTGTGAGTGCCGTTCATAACGTGCACAACTACGGTGGTTCTGGTTCTACCTTGAACTCTATCTGGATTGTACAGTGGGGTCCAACCACTGCTCATATGATTTATCCTAAGTTCTCCACTACTGTCGGCTTCTCCATGAGTGACGACGGTGTTCAGACTGTGTCTGATGCTAATGGATACTTCAAAGTCTACCAGACCCATTTCAAACACAATGCTGGTCTGTGCGTGAGAGACGACCGGTGCGTGCAGCGTGTTGCTAACATCCCTGCTACCGCCGCTTCCATCTCCGACAAACTTATCGACGCTCTGCGGCAGATGCCTTCCGGTGGTTCTGGTGCGGTTATCTATACCAACACCACAGTCCTCGGTTGTCTGGACAAAGAAGCGAAAGATAAGACAAACGTCAACTACGGTCCTGCCGATGCTTTCGGTCGTCCCACCATGTACTTCCGTGGGATTCCTGTAAAACAAGTTGACGCTATGGTTACAACTGAAACCGCTCTGACTTAATGTATAACGAGGTCGGCCTCAAAACCGACCTCGTTATAATCACTATATATAACGAGGTAAACTCTTATGACTATTATGGATTATCGCTGCCAACTGGCAGATGGTAAATCACTGATCGGCGCTACTGGAGCTACTATCACCGATTTCACTGTTGATCTCGGTGCGGCTAATGCTAATGTAGGTCGCGGTGAACCGATTTACGTTCACGTCAAACTTGGGACCGCTGTTACCAGTGCTTCTAAGTCCGTCGGAACTCTGGCTATTTTCTTGCAGGACTCTCCGTCTTCGACGGCTGCTAGTTTCGCTAACTTGATGAACCTGAATCTTGCTGGAAAAACCAGTATGACTCATAGTCTGTTAGTTACCGCTAACAAACTCATCTTCAGTGGAGCTTTGCCACCGACCTGTAAACGCTATGTCCGACTTAAAGTCACTAATGCCGGTACACCTATCACAGCCGGTACTCTTGATGCGTGGTTGGATATCGGTTCTCTTCCAACTGATATGGAATAACATTTTGCGCCGGGGGCGCTTCGGCGTACCCGGCTTTTTTATATATAGGAGTTTTGAAAAATGGCTGACAAGCTCAAAAGTCCCAAAAAGTCCGATATGGACGAAACTTTGAACAAACCTGAAGCTTTTAAAACTTTTAAAGACGAGCCGACGTCTCCAGTGGTAAAGGAACCTTTTAAGGAAGTAATGAAAGAGGAACCAGTTGCACCCAAAGCAGAACCTACGACTCCTGTCAAAGAGGAACCCAAAATTGACCGTAAAGTGAAGAAATATACTTGTAAGGTTAAATGTTGGGTTTCTTCTAGATGTCAGATGTTTGAGCCGGGTGATGTAGTTGAGTTCGCAGACGAGGAATCTGTTCCATCTCATTTTACATTAAGTGAATAGTAGGAGTCCCATCATGTTTAAAGGGATTTGGGATTTTCTTAATGGCAACAAGACCAAAATCGGCCTTGTTGCCTTGGCTATTGTAGGTGCCTGTGAACAGATCGGTTGGTTGCCTGTCGGTTCTTCCGCGTTTCTGACATCTCTTCTAGCCGCTATAGGTATTACCGTAGTCGGTGTAGGGCACAAGATTTATAAAGCTGGGGAGAAGAAGGGTTTTCAAACTGGTATAGACTCCTGTCAAGATGAATCGAGATAGGGGTAATCGTATGTGTTTTGTGATTAAAGAACAGATCGAGTGGTAAGTGAACAATTCGAGTGATTTTGAGTGGGGTCTTATATGGCTAACAATACATTAATTAAAGACGGTAACCTGTTTATTTACACCAGAGCCACTGGTCTAAACACGATCAGCTTTGCTACAGATGCTGTAGATGCAGTTACTGGAGTGACGGTTACTAAACCTAGTGGTAATATCAAGGCTGAGGGGTGGCAGGTAGAATTTGTTTATCA